CGTCCCTTCGCTTGAACCCAGGTTTTGGCGAAGCGTATCGCCATCCATCAGAACGAAGTGAGCCACATCATTTGCAAAGCTGGTTGCATCGGTGCCGGTCGTCGTAAATCCGACATCCGTGGTGGCATTCAGGCGGTAATACTGATTGTCGTAGCGGATATACTGATTGCGGGCGCCGAACTGAAACGGTCCGTCTTCATAGTCACCGAGGAACGCGTAACCGGACGAAAGGAGGAACTGCTGAAACTGATTTGTCCTTTCTTGTTGTGCTGCATTGAACTGATTATTGCGCCCAGTATTAGTCAGGCGTTTAACGCCAAGGCGATCCGTATAGAATTCACCAGAGCCAGTAACCTCTTCGTCAAGCTTAGCGCCAGCAAATACCGCGTTACGGATATCGGTGCTCGGGACAGGAGCCTGCGTAGGTGTCGGGAGTGGAACTTCTGCCATTGTGCTTGTCGCCCTATAAATGGCGCACTAAACCATCAGAAATTAATCTACTGGTGTGCGCGAAGGTTGGTTATTACTGCTGTATTTACGGGTAAATCGAGTCTGAATATTCAGAGAGGGTTAATGTCTGGGTGTCGTCGCCATTGGGTTTGGCTGTTTCAACGCGCCAGATAGTGGAATTAAGTTCTGTATCGGTGGCGATGAAGTACCGGCTTGCGTTCTGCACCGTCGTCCGGTCGTAAATGTTCAGGTCGAACGCATCCGCTGCGGCCTGAAACGCTTTAGGCCTTCCGGTTACGGGGTATGCTCGCCAGCGTCCGCGATAATTACCGAGACTGTCAGTCATCACCACCCACATATCGCCGAGAGAGAAGTCGATACGTTCTGACGTCGAAAACACATCCCCGCTGCGGGCGGTGATATAGCCGTTCTGCTGCTTGTTGTCGTACATATCCGGGCATTGCACCACTGCGCCGCGGATAACCTGCGTCGATTCCAGAACTTTAACCGTCATACCGACGCGCGAGAGCAGAATGCGGCGCGCTTCCAGCCACGCCCGGTCCTCCGCCTGCGTTTTATTACGACAGCCATCAAGGCTGACCTGAAGCGCGTTGATGGTCGCGTCCTCGACTTCAACAATGCCGCTCTGGTCAATCTGCAGATAGATGTACGACTTTTTATTGGTGAGCGGGTCGACATAATCCAACGTGACGCCGTCATAGCCGCCAGGCAGCGACATAGTCCATGTGACCTTATACTCGTCCCAGAACATATTTGAGCGCGCAAAAACAGCATCCGGATTCACCACTTTCTCATCACGCCAGAATGTCAGCACATCGCCGATATTGTTCCCGTCTACGCGGGCCACATTGCAGATGGTTTTGATTCGCTCGCCAAGGGAAAGCTTTTCATCCGAGAAGGTGTAATCGAAGTAACTCAGTTCCGGAACGGTTATCGAGTCAGCAATGGCGTACAGAGTCGCGACATCGATGCTCGAAATGTCCTGCTTACCGATGACTATCCACTCGTGCAGAGCTGCATCAGCAAACGAACGGCTCGGCCGCAGCGTATAGTCAATCTGACCGGTTGCGCGGTCATAACTGATGGTATGGCGCTGGGTGAGCATATTGTATTTCTGCTCGCGGTTGCTGTTGCTGTTGTTCGGCCCTTTGATAGTGACCTTCGCGATAGTGTCATCTGGATAAACCACGTTTTCACGCGTGTTGACCGCGTGAATCGCCATCAGCGTGACGACGTTTCCATCGTTGCTGTTATCCAGACGCTCAATTGTCACCGCGTAACGCCCGGCGCCGGCGGCCGGCGTGTATTTGTGTGAGGTGCGAAAATACCGGGTTGTTACCTGAAAGTCGTTATCGAAGAAGTAATCGTACTGCTCGGACGTTCCGGGTATTTGATTGTTGCTGTCGTCAACTTTCCAGAACCTGATCCGGTACCGTGACGTGCCGGCAGTTGCTCCCAACTGAACCATGACATGCACCCAGACCTGCGATGACTCAATCGGAGATACAGATGGGCCAATCACCAGCGGCGTCTGGTCGTTCAGAGTGAACAGCGTCAGGTTGATGGTTGCGTCAGCCGGCAGCGTGGTGATCTCCCCGGTCATATCGCCAAGATAAAACGTCGTATATGGCAGAGTGTCTGTACCGATGAAGCTTTCCGAATAAACAATGTTTCCGCTACCGGTCACATTACGGGTTACCGGGCTACCGCCGGCGTTCCAGGTCGCATTAATCACGAACGTCACCGGGTGCGGAACGGCCAGCGCGGCGAAGTACGTGAAGTTGTCATCGTTCGAGAGCACCGTTGCCTTGAGCTGGTTACTCTCTATCACCAGCGCCGTCGGCGCTGTAGTCGTCGCTGTCTGGGCCGGGAAATCCTCGCTCTCGTTCAGGCCGGGGACTTCTTCGTTATCGACGTCGTCAAACTGATACCCGACATCGATAGTCCCGATCGTCACTCCTGGGTCAAACGTCTGGTAGCTGGCTCCGGCCAGGCTGCCGAGGTTTGATTCTGAGTAGCGCACAGAGGAAATGGTATATTTCCCGTAGCCGACCTCAAACCACTCGGTGATGTATTTGTTGTTATCGATAAACTCAAACAGCGCCTGTTGAATCAGGTCCGGAAAGACGCGGCACTGGCCGTAAATATTCGGACGCCCCTTGTAGAGCCGCGCCCGGTTAGTTTGCCCCGTTGCATCGTTGTTCGGAGACTCGCCGGTTGAAATAGAGGGTGATGATGCAGTCTGCTGTCCGGTGATTCCCGCCAACACCTTCTTGGTGAAGCGGATCGGGTTAAGGTGCTCTATCGGATTAAGGAGCGTCTTAATCAGGCCGCCGCCCTCTGGCTGGTCGAATATCGCAATGACGTCGCCAGCGCGCAGCCGATAGCCAAGATCGAAGTCATCCGTCAGTTTGCGACCATTGAGCTTTACCACGACGTCATTATGCAGTCTCAGCGAGTCGAGAAGCGTTATCAGAGCCGTACCGACTTCAGTGGTCCCGCGCTGCTTAGGTGCGCCAGGAAGGCGCTGAAGCTCATATCGAACCATGCACCAGATACTCCACTTTGTTATAGATTTTCTGAAGGATGACGGCGCTGTCCGTGCGGACAAAACCGAACTCGCCGCGGGAGTGCAGGCATTTCCCCGGGTTAATCATCACGCCGACGTGCGCCGGCTGATTGCCGTAATAGAACACCGCAAGGCAGCCGGAAACCGGCACAGGAACCCGGCGCCAGTGTTCGGACTCTTCTTCGTAGCATGTGATGAAATCGGAGCCAGATTCATAGCCGGCGACGTGGTGGAGCTCCAGACCCAGAACATGCCGGTAATACAGCACCACTAGCCCCCAGCAATCCAACTCATCAAAGGTGCAGGCGCGGTTAGCCCAGGGCTTGCCATTAACAAGCCCGATAAAGTCGCTCTGATTCATATGTTAATCAGTCCGGGATAGTCTTTTGTGGTGTAAATGAGAGGGTTCGCCAGCGTCAGCGGGTTAGTTTTCCCGACATTAACGGTGACGTTACTGCCATCAGCTCCGACGTCCTTCACAAAGAGTGACCAGGTCTTAAGCGGATCAGAATCACCGATCGCATTCCATTGCCGGTATACGCAGGTAATGGGGGTCATGCGCCCCGCCCCCTTCCAGCTCTTAAGCGTGCTCCTGACCTCTTCCGCACCCTGTTCAAAGGTGATCGCCATCGAGATAATTGCCGAGCCATCCTGTTTCGGCTCAATGATGCTGAAGGCCGCCGGCTGGTAAACGTTCCCGCCGAACGTCGCTTCACGAAACAGCTTATTGATCACTCGGTAATAGCCGAACGCCGGGTGATAAAACTCGATGGTCTGTTTGATGTCACTCGCCGGCCTGCGCTCTTTCCATTCTCTCAATGTCGTCATTATTCGGCCCTCGGCATAACGGACGTCACCAGATAATCCAGCCAGTAGCCGTAGTTCTCTGGCGCCTCGACGATCCAGTCGTCGTAGTCCTCAGTGATGTCCTCAATACCGTTACAGATGACGTTGGCAGTCCAGGTTACGATATTGCCGTTTTTGCTGGTCTGCACTGGCATGCTGATAAAGTGCAACGTCTGCAGTTGTACTCCCTGAGCATCCCCGAGATCGATCGGCATCTGAAACCAGTTACGCCCGCGGTCGCAGTACGTCGGCGATCGTAGCCACGATTTAAACCGTTCAGCCTGCTGCAGCGTGAATTTCCACTGCAGAGACCAGGTCGATTTCAGGTCAGTGGTTAGCGGCGTGAAGATAGCGGGCCCAATTGCCGTCTGCGTTGTCTGCCACGCAGTATCCTGCGTCATGTTCTGGTCTGCACGCTGAGGAAGCGGCAGCATATCCGGGTATGAAACTGTTGCCACGTTTCCTCCGGGCATAAAAAAGGCCGCGGCTGCGGCACTGATCGAATATCAGGATGTTGCTAAATGTGTACCACTGTTACTGTGTGTTTTTCACACAGAGAAAGGATGGGTATATGTCAGAGAAATTCAGAGTCAAACTCTCCTGCCCTGATTGCGGCAGTGAGCAATTCATATTTAGCGCCGAACCGCACACCATAGACAATGTCGAGTCCTGTGCTTCCTGCGGAAGGGCTATCAGCAAAAACGATGTCTTTCGCTACAGCAAAGAGTTCCTGGTTGATACGCTCAGAGACAGGTTGAAGGGAACCAAATTTAAGCTCAAGTAAGGAGATTAGGCTATCAAGTTGCGATTGAGCCTCGCTGGTGTCGACCGATATGGATGCCAGCAATTTTTTATCTTCCATTTGTCTACTCCATTAAAAAACCCGCCGGAGCGGGTTGGTTTAGTAGTCGCCCCTGGCTAATACTCTCTGCCCCATTGCAGCCGCGTAGCCCTGAGTGATTTCTCCGTTGTTCGCTTGGTCATCAAGCAGGTATGCCTTGATTTCAGCGATCCCGTTGCCCATCGACGTTTCCGTCTGCAAGGTGCGATTTCCTCCTGATGCCTGGTCAAAGAACTGAATATTGACCGCTATAGACTTCGACGTTTGCGAACCAGATGAACCGCCGCCGCTGGTCTGGCTTTGATACTCACTACCGGTCGATGCCTTTTTGATACTCGGAGAACCAGTAACCTCTTTGTTGCTGAATACCTTCCCGCTATCACCTGGAATCATGAACAGGCCCTTACTGGTCTGCATGAACTCAGGTAGGTTCCCCTCCCCAACAGGATAGACACTACCCGCAGTTACAGGACCGCCATTCTTTCTTCCGCCGCTATAATTTGAGCCTCTTATCTGGCTGATAAGATTTGCCCCCTGAGCAGCAGCAACCGCAATTGCCGGTATGTTGGCAGGCCAAGGTAGAGCTGCGGCGTTACTGATCGCCATAACCATATTCATGGTTGCCTGAGCGATAGAGAACGCCTTGCTCACAGCAAAGAGGGTTTTATACGCAGCGCTGGACTCGCCAGCGTAATCACCAACCAGCCCAGCCATTTGCCCGAAGAAGTCAGAGGACGCCCCGAGTAGATTAGACATATTCTGCTGCTGTTTATCAGCCTCATCCTTGAGGATTTTTTCACGCTCATTCGCGGCCAATTGATGGATGGCGGTTTTAGTAGCCTCGAAGGTGTTGATGTCTATCAGACCAAGGTCATAGTATTTTTTGTACAATGCCAGCCGTTGGCTTTCTTCGAGATCAACCTCCGCCAGCGGATTTACTGCTTGCCCTGTCCTCGGGTCAACAGATGTATCAGCTTGTGCCTGGAGTTGAGTTGCAGCTTTATTCGCCTGCTCAGCCTGCGCTCGCTTCTGGATAGATATAGCAGCTTGCTCATTTGCCTGGCCCAGCGCCCTCGCTTCATCCAGTTGCTTTTGAGTTGCAGCGCTGCCAAGTGACTGCTCGGCCCGCAGCCCGGCCTCCTGAATGCGACGTTTCTCTACTGATTCAGTTGATAAGTCCTGGGCTGCACGCAGTCTTTCCAGTTTTTGCTCCACGGACTCCTGTTGTGTGGAGAGCTTTTTGGCTTCTGATGCCGCTGATGACGCAGATTTTCTACTTTCTTTTTCAGCTTCTTTTTGCGCTGCTTTCTCTGCTTTAAACGCATCAATTTTGTCGAATGAAGTATTAATGGCCTTCTTATCTTCATCCGAAGCCCCAAGCTGCTCCGCTCGATAAAGGGCCTTTTGGCGGGCGGTCATAGCGATCGTGGCGCCTTCATCCTTTATCATTTGGATGTAGGCTTGCAGCCTTTGCGTATTTTGCGCAATGGCCTCAGTGTCTGCCTCTGAAGCAACCTTATGCCCTTGCAGCATCTCCGTGGCGAGGCGGGTTGATTCAGCAGCCTGATCTGACTTTAAAGAATACTCGCCGATTTTTCCCGTAAACTCGGAAAGTGATTTATTTGCGTAACCATATTTTTGGCTGAGATCGACGGTAATATCTCGCAAAGCGGCAATGGTATCAGGGTTGGCGTTATGCCTGACGTCAGCTAATGCCTGAACCAGCTTTACTGCATCCTCAGAGCTAACCCCAAATGCCTTTGATACCTCATTCACCACTTGGTTAAGCTGGTTTAGCCCTACGATGTTCCCCTCATATGTGCCACCAAGCTCTTTCAATGCCTGGTTAACATCACTCCCTCTGGCTTTCAGTGCGTCAAGCTGGCTTATTGCTGCACCTAATGGTGCCTTCCATGTGCCAAGAGCATCTCCTAACTCGTTTACGCTCTGAACTGAGGATTTGATAATATTTTGCGCATCGATGAGAGCCATCGTTAGCTGGGCTCTGGCTGCGTTTTCGCTTGTTTCCGCTAGTTTTGCAAACTTGTCAGAAAGTACCACTACACCATTTGCGGATACCTGAAAAATATCAGAGAGCCTTTTTTGTGCCTCCTCCAAAGCCTTTGTTGAAACTGTCGCGTTATCCATGCCAGCAATTAGCGATCCAACGATAACAGTCCCGATAGTTAGTAAAGCACCTGCAACCGCGCCACTGGCACCGAACACTCCTAGAAGCTGAGAGCCCTGCTGACTGAGAGCAACAAGAGCAGACTGGCCGCCTTGAACCTGAACGACAAAATCTTGAATCTGATAACCAGCCTGCTGAAATCCAGTCCTGAGGCTTCCTGATACTCCTTTAGCTGTTGCGCTGACTTGGGTATCAAGCTTGTTGAGTTGCGTAGCTGTTTTTTGCGCCTGATCGCCAATACTATCTAACGCTTGGTTGGCCTGCCGCTGGCCGGTAAGCAATTTAGCGACATCAGCTTCAATTTCTATGTAAATGCCACCTACATTTTCACCTTCCGCCATGCTTCCTCCGGGCAATAAAAAACCCCGCCGAAGCGAGGTTAGTGATTTACTGTTGCAGTCAAAGTGAAAGAAGGTACTTAACCCGCCCGTCACCCATGACCCTGATTTTCTGCTTACCCTTTCCAAGCATGATCCGCATGGTTTCCACCTCGATACGCGGACCTACCATGTCAAACCCCATTCGCTCCAATATCTCAATCAGGTAAAGGGCCGGCGACTTAGTGTCTTTCCCATACATCATCGGAGGTGTAAGAGTTAAATCGTTCCAAGCCTGATGCCCTGGATAACGCTCAAGGTTATCTATGCGCATTGGGAAATTGTTGCTGTACCACCATTCCATTGTGATGTCCGGGATATTCAATTTCGGAGCCGGTAACTCTTCCTGTTTGCCGAGGAACTCACCTTCGAGCGCTATACGGTGAACATACTCAATAGCATCTGGAATCTGAGTCGCCTCTAAATCCTCAATGCTCTCCACGTTAAAGCGCTGATGGATCATGGCGTAAGCTTCCGGGTACATCATATGCCTTTTGCTTACCAGCATATTAACTGCATCCCGCAGCGGCGTTCTTTCATCGACGGTTGTCTTTTTGCGCGGGTTTTCAGCCTTTCCCTTCGTCCAGTAGTCATGCAGAACAGTGAAGCACTCTTCCTGATACTGGATCAGCTTGTCGCGGATATCGGCGCGCACTTTCTCGGGGTTGATACTGAACAGCCAGCCGTTGAGCTTCTTCAGGGGGAGGCAAAGCATCTTCTGAATGCCGCTTTTAGTAGGTATGTTCATATGAGCATACCTGTATTTTTCACTTTGACTCAGTAACTTACGCATCTGAGTTGACCAACTCATGCCGAGATTTTCAACAATTGGCTTCATAGCCACATAAGCGATACCGGCCGCCATAGCAGTGATAATCTGCTGCCCGTTGAACAGTACGTAAGAGGTGTTAACTGCTTCAAGAATTGCTATACTTGCCATGTCAATATTCCTTGGTGGTTTGTTGATACCGAAGCCCTGACTGTTCGCGCAGTTGGGGCTTCAACTTTTAAGCGACGCATCGCCCTTCTTCTTTCATCCTGTCCATGAACATTCGATAAAGCTCTTCGTTCAAAGACCTGCCATTTTCCGCTGCAACCTGCTTAGCCAGAGCCAATGTCTCTGCCGGCCACCGTAGATTAAACTGCGGTAAATTTCTTGCTCCTTTCACTTTGCCTCCAAACATATCACCGTGGTCTCATTGTTAGCGTAATACCACCGTCGTATGATGTCAACAAACGGAGGGCATATGTCGCGAGAAGATCCACAATTCAATTTCAGGATGACCCCTGAGATAAAGGAAAAGGTTAAGCAAAGAGCAAAGCTTAACGGTCGGTCTATAAACGCCGAACTCCTGCAAATCGTACAGGATGCACTGGATCAGCCATCGCCAGTTACTGGCTATCGCGACGACGCCGAGCGCCTTGCTGACCAGCAGGCTGAGCAGTTTAAGAAGGTCGTATTCGATACACTTAAAGGCATCTACAGCAAGGAGAAATAACTTAGAAATTAACCCGCCTTAAGCGGGTTATTGTTTTATTTCTTACACCATACTTGCCACGGCTAAAGTTTCCATTTACATGCATTGGCAATTTCTTTTGCAATGGAATCTATGCCAGCAAGATCAAACTCAACCACTTGCATCGTCGAGCCGTAAGGCTCAAATCCCACAATCATCTTTTTATGGGAAGATATTTCTTTGATAAAAGAGACTGGCTTGGTGTTGAAAGCAGCCTCTCCGCCCTCGGCGCCAGACCACGTCCTTTTTTGCGGCTTACCACCATCAAGCCTTACTGTTACCACTGGGTCGTCACTGCCCATGTACTCGCTAACAGACAGATACGCTTCTGTTTTATTTTCCTTACACCTGATAACTATAGATGTGCTTCTTTCAATGCCCTGTCGAGTATACACATCTGGAGATCGGTTAATGGCGACGACATCAGTCTTATCGGTCATTTTGTTTTCTTCTTTCTTAACCTGCCAGGCTCCTTCTGCTACATATTCAGCACCATTGGATACCAGAGGCATTGATACTGCAAATAAAGCTAATATTAACTTTTTCACATTAAGGCCCCGCGCTCTTTATGGATAGATTTCTCATTCATCATTTCTATAACGCTTAGTCCAAAGTCGGTGAGCGTATATGGTCGAGAGAAGAGGTTAATCATCTGTGATAAATGCTTATGCGGGTCCTTCAAGACTGGATCGTCAGGATGCTTTCTCGCATTGGTATGAGCCACCCCAACCAACCCGAAGACCAGATGTTCAAAAACAACGGTCTTGGTAACTCCGTCATAAGTCACCGTGTCGCCGCCGGTTGTTTCTTTTAGGTGCCGTAAATATGCCCCGGCGATTTCTTCACCCAGGCGCTGTAGCTGCTCTTGTTCGCTCATATCCCTATCCCCATTGGTTTGTTTTCGACAGATTAGCAGGGATGCTGGGGAGCGGCAAAAGAGTGTCATTGGAACGCTATTTCCCATGGCAAAATTCAAGCTATAGTAGACTTTTCTTGTTCCTGAGCAAAAACAACTTACGGGATTGAAAATGATAAAACTTGAAAGGGAAAAGCAAAAAGAGCTTCTCCAGATACTGTTTAATGCTTACCCAAACCATCTGCAAAACAATGCATATGTTGAGTTGAAATCAATGTTTGATAGTGATGATACCTTTGTAGCAAACCTGCTTTACCTCGAAGAACACGAGCTGATTCACAGCGGGTTACGGCATCACCTTAACGGCTATAGCATAAACCCCGGAGCGATTATTATTACTGCTAAGGGTATTGACTTCATTCAACAAGATGGCGGCCTCTCTGCAATCTTGAACGTCCAGACCATAAAGTTTCATCGCGAAGCCGTTGTCATCCTTGAAGACCTCATCGCGATTTCAAACATGAACGACGAACAGAAGGAAAAAGCCAAATCGACTCTCGGTGAAATGTCGACGGAAGCACTTAAAACTGTGGTACAAGCCGCGACGACCGCAGGATTATCAGCGCTGATTGGGAAGTGAGCAAGGACCAGAAATCAAAAAACCCGCCAAATGGCGGGTTCCAAAAAGCACCAGCTAGGATCATGCTGCCTTGCGGCGACGCGGCTTACCTTGCTGTTCTTTACCCACGATGGTTGCATGGGTAAACGCGTTAGGCGCAGCCTTCATCAGCACTTCAACAGCAGCACCCATTCCTGCGAATGCTTTCATAGTGTCGAATTTAACTTCTGGCTTGGTTGCTTTTTGAGCTTTCATAAGTACCTCGGAGACTTGTAGTGTGTCTCTAACTTTCAAATTAAGAGTAGTTGTTGCCTCTACTCATTACCAATCGGGTATACCAATCAGTACTATCAACTTCAGATTGCCGTCTGTATTGATAACCCTCATTACCTGAAAGGTAAGGGGTGACACATCGTACAACCTGTAACGGGATCCCGTCTAGCTTAATTGTGCGAATTTGTTGAACACATCTTCAATATCAGAAAGGTCTGCTTCCATGATATACCCGCATGATAACATGTTAAATCCAAAGCTTCCGTAGAAACCAAGCAGCTCTGGAACAGGTTCAATGATGCGTACGGTTGGGCATTCTACAGCCATACAGAACAAATATGCACTCATTAACGTGATAAGAACCATACGACCTTTAAGTGGGTGCTCTGCATCATCTCTTACAAAGCTTTCAATCATATGGATGCTGAATGTGTGCTCTTCAACCCCGAAGATACACAAAGCTGCCCCTGATGGAACGCTTTCCATCACCTCATGGTTGACCAACTTGATACAAAATTCATAACGCTCGGGAGAGTTTCCATGCGTAGCAAGGACGTAGTCCCATTCCAACTCTCCAAAGCCGCCAGAGAGAACTTTGTAATCCTCATCACTTATAGGACCGACAGCTAGAGGCAATCCGAAATTATCCAATACGAGTTGAATGTTATTACGGACAGATTGGCCTATCTCTTCAATTGTAAGCATCTATGCCTCAAGCCAGGTTAAGAATCGACTATTTTAACCATAAATACGTGAAGTGTGCATAAAGAGTTGGACTAGCAATCTATAAAAATAACAGTCCTGATCCGAGGTCCTTTAGCTGTCTTTACTGGTTCGCTCTTTATCCATCATCGCCTGCCACCGGCGATCGTCTTCGTCCATAACCGTGTCGTACTCTTCGCGCGTAAAGCCTTTCTGGTTCGGGTATTTGGCGTTGAGCATCATCGCGAATTCCGTCATCGTCAGGTTTTCGGCCTCCTCCCGGCTTATGCCGAAGTGGTTGCGGGCCGCCATGATGTAATCGGCAGCGCGGAATTCCGAGGTAGTTTCGTTGCTTTCATGGCGCTGCAGCTGGCGAATCTTCGCCTTGCCAACGATGCCGTGCATCATCAGGTTTTGCGCGACGATGACCATGCTCTCCGGAGGCATGCTGCCAGGGCGCCAGACAAAACCACGCTTGCGTGATTTACCCGGTTTCATCCAGCCAACCAGATCGCCAATATCGTCATCGCAGCAGGCCGTGAGCACCGTATGCGCCGCCATGATGGCTTTGCGGGTCATTAGCCCACTTTGGATATATCGCAGCACACAATCCGGAAGCCGGCTGTACTCGTCGCGGATATAAGCCTCTGCTGCGCGCTGCACTAATGGCGTCGCCTCATCGTTGCACAGGTCATAGAACGTTTGAACGATTTCGGCAGGCTCGCCGATACGCGCCATGTTGCGGAATGACGGCCGGAAAAAGAATTCCCGGTCATCTGTACCGATAACGCATTCGCCTAATTCTTTGATAGGGGTCATAGTCGCTCCATAGTCAGAATCAAGGGCGGTCGAAACCACCCTTTGGTCTGCTTACGGAGCTGTAACCGTGATTGCGCTGGTCGCGGTCTTGCCGCCATCGCCCGTGGTTGCGGTGATGGTTGCGGTACCAGCATCGACAGCAGTTACCAGTCCGTTAGCGTTAACCGTCGCTACATCTTCATCAGACGACGTCCAAGTGATGGCCTGATTGGTAGCGTTAGAAGGCGCAATTGTCGCATTCAGTTGCTGAGTGCTTCCGACGACGATGCTGGCTGTGGCCGGCGCGACGGTTACGCCGGTGACGGCGATCGGATCGGCGATTTCAAACACAACAGTATCCGCATCGTGAACCTTCCATTCACCCGAGAAGGTGGAGATATCTGAAGTGCCGAAATCGCCGGACCATGACGTTGTGTTGAAGTAGCCCATAACGTATGTGCCAGCGTCTTCGCCAGTAAAGTCAAAACGGACCCAAACCGTCGGCTGCCGGCCCGCCTGCACTTCATCGAAAATATATTTCGACAGGCGCATAGCGCCAATTTCAGTCGTTTTATCTTTCTTGCGGAACTCACCTTCACCAGAAATAGTGAAGTCCATGTTATTAACCAGATTCTCAACCAGCCCCTTAGTATCGTCGGCCTCGGAGGTGACGGTATTCATGGAGTAGTCGAAACTCTTGGTAGTAAGTGCGCCGAGGCGCAGCCACTCAGAAAGAGCAGGAACGGTATCAGCACAGCCAAAAGCCATGCGTAGCACGGCCACCTTACCAATCAGCTTGCCGGTATCATTAGCACAGCCTTGCATGTGTACCTCTCAAATAAAAAAGGCCGCCAGATGGCAGCCTGATGGTTGATTCTGGCGATTATTCGCCGTATGTGCATGAGACGAGCAGCCGGGTAACTAATCGGCCCTCTTCGGTTGATATTGGCGCCGGAACGTTGCCGACAAGGCTCAGTGCGCCGACGCAATCATCCGCACCAGATTGTGCGCTGATGTATTCGACGATGGCGTTAACTGCGGAGTCCGCTGCATCAGGATTAGACTTCGATGAAACGACATCGACCATTACATACCATTCTCCGCCGCGGTCGTACTCAATATTGGTGCCGCCAGAAGGTCGGTACACGATGAACTGGTCAGCATCCTTGCCGCTATCCTTCCACTGCCGCCACTGCACCTTAAACCCTGAAGTTAGCCCTTCGGCTACAAACAGGTCCTTCAGGCGCATATACATCGGAGGTGTCATAAAAACCTCATTAAAAAAGGCCGCCGTAGCGACCTGTTTTGTTATCTCCTGCCATGATTATCATGGAATCCAAATTTCCTGCTAGCCCTAATCCTCGCGTCCTTGGCATCTTCGATTGAGTCGAACCTTCCAAGCTTAATATCCTTTCCATTGACATTAATTCTCGCCTGAATTCTGCCACCATCCTTTGGAACACAAACGCCAATAACCCCCGTTGAATTATGGGAAGGTATCTTAACATTCTTTCCATTCTCCGAATGGCTTACAGAGCGAAGGTTTTCAATTCGGTTGTCCGTGGTAACGCCATTAATATGGTCGACTTCTTGCGGCCAGATTCCATAAACATATAACCACGCCAACCGATGAGCGTAGTAACACTGTTTATGTATGCGAATCAACACATAACCTATTTTCATCGCCGCCCCAGCCGCCTTTCCGGAATATCTGGTATTCCATATTTTTTGCGCGCGCCGGTCTTTGAAGTGATCTAAAGGCCTGGTATTCCATATAAATAACCCTGTCAATGGATTGTAAGACAGGCATTTACGCAGATAATCTGCGGTCATTTCTGATTTGGTGACTTTCATATAAACCTCGTAGCAGGTTCCGTAGATAGCAGGTGCGCCAGAGCGGTCTACGATCCGCCTTTTCGGGAGCTACCCTAGGCGCTTATTTATTTTATCAAAACTAAAGAGATAATTCCTTTTTAATGGCTGCAGTTACATCAGTTTTTGTATTCTCTCCAGCTTTTTCGAGGAATTTAGGCTCACCTGATGGGTCCCAATAATTACCACCGCCCTGCTTCACTGGCCTCGGCTTGCCTTTCATGGTGCCTTTGGCCTCATGGACATAAAGTGCGTAATTTGCTGAATATCCCACTCGACCAGTAATCCGAGTTCCATTAACCATAACCTCCCTGAACTGGGAGTTTCTCAGGTTTGCTGTGGCACCAACAGGAGTCATTCTGGCGGCTTCAAGGCTAATTATCATTGTCGCCGACTGCAACGCGCGCACCACCTTGCGCCCCTGCACGTCCTTAATGATACGGTCGAGATTGGCCTTAGCCTGGCGGATGCCGCGAACTTTAGCGCCCATAATCAGACCCCCGTAATCAGCGCAAAATCGTCTGCCAGCCGCTCGAACGTATCGGCGAACTGAACGATCTGCCGTATCTCATCAGCCTCATCCGGCGGAGCCGCATCGGTTGACGCGCCAATCAGGATGTAATCCCGCTCCCGCGCCGTTGCGTGCTCGGTCCATATCGTGTTTTTAACCACAATTTCCCGGCCAAGGTCGCCAATTTTCGCAGAGAGGCCACCCTGGTAGTCGCAGAGGATAGCGATCGGCGCTTCCCACCCGTACGGCTGACCTCCGCCGTCGGTATCACTACCGTCGGCATCGCGTATGCGCCGCCAGATTGTCGCCGTCGCGGTATATGACCAGTTGGCTACCGATGACATACCCTATTCCCTCCATCGCAGCACGATTGCGCCTGTAGCCTGTATGCGAGGGCAGTTAATCATCCACTGCCCGGCACCGTTAACGTATGCCGTCGTTTGCTGGCCGGTGTCGGTCATGACCCACACCCGGGTGAACGTGCGCGGCAGCCGCTGTTGAACTGAAATCCAGGCCATCAGCAGCCACCGACGACCATAAACAGGCCCACACTATTACCGGCGCTAATCGGCAACTCACTGGTGCATCCGCTCGTATCGAGCTTCGCCAGCGAGTCACGCAGCCAGGTAATCCCGTCTTCGCCGTAATCGAACGAGCGCGACGCCCCTGATGGCGCCCCCTGCGATTTTATTCGCCGGGCACCGGAAGACGTTGCCATGAGCGCAGCGGCATACATCAGGATGAGCTTTGCCGTACATTCGTCGTATCCCGCACCGTCGAGGCATGGGATAATCTTGTTTACTACGCAGAGAATCGGATCGAGCAGCGCGCCGGGAATGGCATAACCCAACTCACTGAGAAACGCCTGCACGTCTGCCGCTGTGATTGGGTCAGCCATGATTATTTCGCCTTCTTCGATTTAGCGGCAGATTCATCCTGCTGCTCTGCCTGCTCTGCCTGCTCTGCCTGCTCTGCCTGCTCTGCCTGCTCTGCCTGCTCTGCAGCATCGTCGCCCGGCGTCGCTACTTCCAGCGTCTTTTCTTCCTGCGTTTGCTCTTCCACTTCGCTCACTACCGACACCCGCCCCACAAAGGCAGCAGGGATGTCTACCGCGACGAACTCATGGCCTATTTGGAGCTGCTGGAATACACCATCAACCATGCCCCAGCAGCCGGCCTTCTCGACCTTTAACTTTTTCATGCTTTCTCCCGAAGAAAAGGGGCCGAAGCCCCTTAACCCTGTGCGTTGAAGACTTTCGAACGACCGTTAAAGTCGCGCTTAATCTGCAGACCAACAGCACTCCAGACCAGAGTGTTGTAGTTGTCGAACGGATTCTGGCGCGGGATCATGAAGGTACCCACCGGCGCGGCGATGCGCGTCTTGATGTACTGCGAGTTGCGCACGTACGCAATGAAGTGGTTGCCGGTCAGCTTAAAGGTCTGGTTTACGGACTCGATGCGGCCATAGCGCAGGATATATTCCAGCACAGTGCCTTCTTTGAATCCTGCAGCATCAGAGTACGGCTTGCTCATGTTGCGCATGATGTCAGGTGACACCCAGACTTTAACTTTCTCCTGCACGTAGTTGTCGTCCAGGAGCTTCGCGAACGGACCAGTAAAGAACGCGACCATCTGATCAGGCGAGGCGGTAGTCAGGTCGATGTTAAGGCCCGACGCACCCAGATCCACCTGGTTGGTGTTGGCGTGGTTAGTGATGCCTGCGCCCACATAGCCTTTAACCTTCACCTTCGAGTCACCAGACAGCATGTAGTCAGCCATGTCTTCACGGATAGCCGCAACGTGCGCTTCCTGGTCGTCAGCCATAGCGTCGAGGTTTTCCGACTGCATGCCGTTCCACTCACGCCACTCACGGCTATAGCCAGTGTTGAAGATCGGGATCGGGTCACCCGCTTCGTCGTAGATGACCTTATCCAGCTCTTCCGGAACGTGACCGGTCAGGGTGCGGTGAACCTTGCCCGCGTCGCTGGACACGCGATACAGAGCGGCGGTCTTACCGATGGAGATCGGTGTACCGAGGCCAAGCAGGTCATCCAGAAGGCCGTTACCTTCGTCGTTACGGAAAACCCGAGTGGTGATGTTGTCCACTTCACGCCAGTAATCTTTGGAGATCAGCGCAGCCTGGTTAACTTCCAGCGCGCCGCCGTACTGAGTCGCGAGAGTGTTCTGATTAACGTTGAAGGACTCACGCTGCATCAGCAACTGATTCCATGCTTTCTTAATCTGGTTATGTTCAGTAACCAGCTTTTTGTTAAATACGATCATGCTCATGCGGTAGCTTTCCCTGATTTGCGGACTTTCACGAGCTGGGCTTCTGCACCAACAGTGATTTTCTCGCGTGAGTAGAACAGAACCACGTCGGTAGTCGGCGCAGCGGATTTCTGGAGCGTGCCGTCACCAGCAGATACGAGGCCTTCATTCTCAAGCAGCACCTGAGAAGCCTTGACCAGCATGTGGTAATCGACATCGTCTTCGCACATGATTGCCGCGCCAGTGTCACCGGCTGGTACAGCGTCGCGGATATCACCGCCACCGATGTAGTTGTGCTGGAGAGCGAGGGCAACGCCTGCGCCGCCGGCCGTAGCATGCACGGCCAGCTTCCCGGTGCTGTCCAGCATCACCAGGGAACCAGGCTTCACAGCGGCCGCCATGATGGCTTCGATGACCTGCGGGTCATTTTTACGGGCCGGGCCCGCGATTACTGTATGGAAACGAGGTGCAAGAGCCATTATTCAGGTGCCTCCATGTTAAGGATTTCGCTCTGAGCGCCATTACCCTGAAACGCAGGGTTAAGACCGGTACTGGTCTGGCACTGCGAGTACATGTCGTTCAGTGCATCACCAGCCAGCGAATTGATCGCCGCTTCAGTCATGAACGGGAATTTCGCTTTTACCGCTTCACGCTTAGTTTTGAGGTCTTTCTCAGCGTTGGCCTGCAGTTGGGTTTTCAGCGTGCCGATTTCGTCGGTCAGCGGTTTAATCGCCAGATTGACCGCCGCGGTAATCGCTTCGGAGTTAATCTGAGCCTGACCAGGGTCGCCGCCACCGTCTTTCTTCTGCATCTGTTGGTTGTAGGCATCCCAGACCTGATCGTCGGTCAGCCCCTCGGTTTTTACGCCTGCGGCATTGAGCGCGGCGATCATCTTCTCTTTCATCGGGTTTGTTTCTCCGTTGGTTTTGACTTCGTACTCAGTGGGTTTGCGCACGACTTCTACTGGATCGCCGACAAGCGTCACGACTTTGTCGGAGATGAGGTATTTCTGGTCGAGGAGTTTCGGCTTGGCGCCGTCGGAGTCTTCTTCGTAGACGAAATGGTCAGGCCAGACGCTGACGACGTAGCGCCACTTTTTGTCGTCCTGCTTAATGGCCATCCGCAACGCCTGGTAGATATCGTCGAATGACATTTCGGAAGCGTTGCTGAAGAAGAATTTGGCTTTGTTCCAGAGGCCATCTTTCATGCTGTTCGCGGCTTCGATGAGGCTGGCGGTTTCCACTTCACCTTCCTGCCCGTCGGCGTTCACGAACATGCCTACACCCTCTGCAGGGGTACCGGCGCCCGGCTCATCGAGCAGGATAGCAATGTGGTCGAACCGCATGTTCCGGGCAATCCACGAATGCTTCTTGCCCTTCGACTCACCGGACTTTTTCTCTTTGTTGGTGAGCAGCCCGGTAGAAAGGTGGATCGGGTCAGTGTTTGTGCCGGCGATCATCTCGTCGAGACGGTTAATCAGGCGCTTACCATCAGGCTTTGTCTCGGCGACCGCCTTATTGATGTAGACGTCCATGACGACCTGATCGCCTGACTTACTGACGTTCTGCGCCCATGCGCCTACGTGATAGGTATTGATGGCTTGTGGGTCATTAGCGCTGACATACTTGCCACCTACCATCGGATGCGGCAGAGGCATCAGCTTGCCTTCCATCGTCTGGTAGCTGTTGTTAATCTCCTCGGCCGGATAAAGCCCACCATTCATCACGATGTCATCGACGATCGGGACCGCACCACGAATGACGTAGTGTTCCTGGCCGTTGAGGGTTGTCATGGAGATGTTGGAAGCGTTGATGGCGAGGGATTTAACGTGGATGCTGGATAGCTTCACGCTGCGTCCTCAGTTGTTCAGGCCGCTTTGGGCCACTGTTCACGTTCTTTCGCCAGCTTCTCAGCCAGCCCTTTGTTAAATATGCTGCCGTCGTCGTTGAGCAGAACCGGAATCTGGCCGCAGTAACAGTGATATTTGTTGCCGTCGCGAGAGTAGAACTCCTTGACCCATTCAGTCGTTTTGACTTTTCCGTGTTCTGCTGCATGCCACCACCTGGTCGTTGGCTTTAGCGCTGACAGCCATAACAGGCCAGTCTTAAGCCCCAACCTGTCGGCCGCCCAGTCCGTTTCGTTCCATTGCGCCTGCCGAAGCGCTCCTACCTGCTCAGTCTGAGCCATGTTCTTGGCGCGACTCATTGAGACATCGAGGCGCTTACTTATCACCTGCGCCGTTTCGCGCGGATTCACGCCCCGGCCAATCGAATCAGCAATGACGTTTGCGAGGTCGCCGCGCGCCCGGTCGCTTTCCAGTTTCCAGTCGCTGTACGTGCTGATGTGAGCAGCAGCGATCTGGTTCTGGTAAGCGGGGCTGGACAGCAGCATCTGCAGCGTAGTCTGGCTGGCGTAGACCGGAGACTGCTGAGACAGGTTATTAAATGCTTCAAGCGTGCCGCGTTGCGCCTCTTTGGTGACATAGTCCATCGCCCAGAGGTTTTGCTCGCCACCTTCCAGCAGGTAATCGTCAAGAATGGTCTGTACGATGCCCAGCAGGTCGGCCATCTCCTGCGGCGACATGTCGTAGATGAACCGCCCGGCATTGACCTGGTAGAGCGTTGGTTCCTCGCCGTTAACGTGGCACAGAAAGTGCCATTTATGGCTGTTTTCCTCACGATCCCGACCGGTCAGGCGCTGGTCGAACAGTGCCTTCAGTGCAACCTTTATCGCGTAGTAGCGGTCCTCGATGTCGCGTTCCATCTTACTGACTGCTTTGCGCGACATCGTGGGGTCAACTTTCGACCGTGGTATCACCGGACTTTTCGGCTTCTGGTTCTGGGTCGGCCAGAGGATCAGGTTTTGGTTTGCGTTCATCAGGCGGCATCTCATCATCAAGTTCAGGCAATGGCTGGAGTTCGCCTGCCGCGCGGATTTCGTTCTCAGTGATGGCAGAGCGGCCAAATGCATTCGTCGACTTCACGGCAACGTCCGCGAGCTTGTCCATGTTGGCGATCTTCTCTGCCTGGCTCGGAGCCAGCAGATCGGACCATCCGACGGATATTTCCTCGGCCTGTGCGGGAGGGACTATGCCAAGTTGCCAAAAGCGCGAAACCACATCCGTGATCACATCGGTAAGGAAGCCATTACGGCGGCTCATGCGGGTTTTGGCCCAGTCCTTAGCGTCTTCCGTACTGGCCCTCTCCCCAGTCTGCATGCCGATCAGAACTTTAACTGGGATCGGCACTGTGGCGCAGAACTCATTAAGCGCCGTTCGCCAGGTGGGTTCCGGGTCGGCAACTGCCACTGAGAGCACGCTGGCATCGCCTTCCTGCATCATGACCGCGCTGTCGGTGCTGTCATTCAGTCGACGCACCTGATCATCCATCGCATTCGATAGCTCGGCCTCAGTTACGCCGAGTGCTCGTGCCAGTTGAGCGAAATTCGTCTTGGAGCTGAAATTGAAATTGAGCTGGCGACTGGCATTTTTAAGAAACCCCTCCGCTCCGCCGCCGGAAACCTTTTCGAGGTCCAGGAGCTTGTTAAAGCCCTCTTCCAGCATTGAGCGCCCGGAAGTCATTGAGCCATCATCGGAGCCTTCAGCCAGGATAATGACGCGATCTGGGTGAACGTTGATTATGCGTCCGGGCCGGGCGTCTTTGTTGTTGCCCACCGACAACTCAATGAACGAGTACATCGTCACATCGCCGAACGTCTCACTTTCTGGGTCACTATCCCATTCAATGGGCTCAATCTGCGCTTCCCATGCAGGGATGAGTTTTACCAGCGCCTTTTCCGCCAACCGCCCAGCGACCACGGTATCTACCGGTTCACGCCACGGCTTGCTGTCTTTAACCTGAATCAACAACGCAGAATATCGACCTACCAGGTTGCGACGATCGGCGCCCTTAATCTGCTTCCAGCATCTCTTGAGCAGCTTGTTAACCCGCTTATCCCACTCAGTTTGTTTGGTAGCATCTTTGGTTTTATCGCCCTCATAAACCTCCGGGAAATCCTCCCAACAGCCATCAACCATGCGACTGACGGCCGCGCCAGCAACAGCATTGCGGCGACATGCCCGGTAGAAATCCTCAAAGCAGAGATCGACGGGGTAGCCGAACTCCTGATATAGGCGCTGGCGCTTCGTATTGCTGGTTCCGTTGAACAGCGACGACAGGTAGTTCCGGCGTTCTTTCTCAAGATTGGCATTCGAGGCGCGCTCTTGTTTCATTTGGCTTTCGTTCACTTATGTCCTCCGTCAGCGCGAACGCACCAACATGCCGATTGATTGTGGCTCTGATAATTCGGTAAGTGCATACACAGCAGCATCAAGCCGGTCCGGAGATTTCTTGGCGGTGGATGGCACGTATTCCATGAACTGGTTTTCAACCTCGTAAAGGCAGCCGCGATGAGCGACGCGCCCCTGCGCATACAGTGCCGATATAGGCTCTGCGCGGGCATACTTGCCTTTGCTGGCATGCACCCTGATAACGCGCCCGGTAAACCCGGCGTTTCTGAGTGTGTCCTCAGCCATGTCCCCGCCCTGGTTTGTCTCAATGACGATCGCGTCAGCTTCATGCTGCTCATAAGCCTCAATGGCTTTCGTCGCCCATCCGTTGGGGGAATATTTGCCGCTGTAGTCAGCATCAAGGCTGTACTGCCGCTCATCACCACTACCGTAAACACTCGCAACAGCGATGCCGGATTCGTCACTCTCTTCGCTATTTGTGGCCTGCGGGTCGATTGCCACGACCGTACGGGCCAGCTCCTGGGTGATCCGCATCGCGTGTGCGGCGCTGATCATCTCCTCGTTCCACAATGCCCCCTCCGCATTGAAGCGTTTCGGGTTCTGCATGTACTGAGCTTCGGCGGTGCGCCGGTGAGAGAACAGGGATACACGGTGCGATTCGTTATGCTTAAACGGCCATAGCCAGCCATCAGGCAGGCCGTGGTCAATCGGGATTGCGTGGGTGTTTTCCGGATATGTTTCTTCGTAACTGCGACTGCTATCGATAATCACCGGCAAATTCAGGTGATGCCATTTCTCACCGCTACCGCCACGCAACAGATATCCGCTCAGATCGTGGTAATGGATCCGTTGCATGATGACAATCATCGGCGTCGTCTCGATCGCCAGTCGTGATTTGATTGTCTCGTTAAAGCGGTTGTTGACTCCGTTACGAACGATATCTGAATAAGCATCGTCAGGTTTAACGGGGTCATCAATGATTAACGCGCCCTGCCAGCCGGGCTCCATATGTCCGGCTCGAAAGCCTGTAACCTGCCCTGCGGCAGAGGACGCATAAACACCGCCGCCGTGCTCGTTCCACCACATCGCTTTACTGTCGGCATCGTCGCGCAACTCCATAGGCCACATTGCCTGATAGAGCTTTGACTTGATCATGCCGCGTGCGGTTGACGAGTTCAGAAGTGCCAGATTGTGCGAGTAGGACAGGTGCATGAAACGGGCGCGCTTATTCAGCGCTAACCCCCGGCCCATCATGTTGATGGTCGCCAGTTCCGTCTTGGTGTAGCCAGGCGGCACGTTGATAACCAGCCGCGTAATCTCGCCATTGATAACTCGGTCGAGCGCGCGCTGTATCGCCAGGTGGTGCGGCGCGATGATCATCTTGCCGCCGGTGCGCTGCTTGAAGAAATAGCGGGAGTAGTAAAGCCCGTCCTCTTCACACTCTATCTTGCGGGCAAAGTTCCGCTGCTCAACAGTCGTCATCCTCCATCATCTCCTGTCGAGCTTTTTTGTATTCATCCTTCGTCAGGGTGGTCGATTCTATCGGGCCACCATTTGCGCCGGTGTGCTCCACTTTCTGCCTGTTGGTATATGCTTCGCCGACCTCTTTCGCCGCCTGCTCCAGAAGTTGCGCGGTCATGCCAATGTTCTTCATGTTCTCGGCAGTCGTCGACATTCGCTGCAGGACGCGCAGACGGTATGCTTTATTGGCGATCGGGATGTCGGAGATTTCATTGAGGAAGCGGTCGCGGAGTTCGTTGAAAAGGTCTACCCACTTCTTAGCGAGCCCTTTACCTGCGGCCTTTGTTGGGTCATGCGACGCTACCTGCTGTCGCGTAACCTGAACCTTAAATTCTTTTTGTACGGACTCGACGATTTGGGATGGCGTATCAAAGCATGCAAGCTCTTGAATGATAAAGGCTCTCACTTCTGGTTTTAGTGCAGCCATAAATCACCATCCGTATAAAGCAGTATAAAATCACGCCAGCTTCAGCATGCATGTCCCGCACGCTCTGGCAACATCGATATGAGCAACCTCCGCCGGCCTGTTAGCCGCATCCACCATTTCCTGTACGTCTTTGCTCGCGCCGTAACGCCGGACCACTCCAACGAATTCCTCGACGTCGTGTCCGCGAAGTGTGAGCACCGGCATACCGGTCTCTTTGTTGAACTTCGGCGCGCCATAGTCATCGGTAGCCTGGGCTATGTGGTAAAGCTCATGCTCAACCAGTGCGCAGAACTCCAGATCGTTACATTGCTCGCAGTAGTCGGCAGCAAGGGTGATGATGAACTTCGGTATGCGACCGAACCATTCATGCATCTGCTGCTCCATGCGGGACTTCTGCCAGCCGCCAGCGCGCATCATTACCTGCTCACACTGACCAAGCACAATGCGGCCACTTTTGGCGAAGGAGCCAGAAGCCCACATGAACGCGACATCAGCGTCGATCAAATGCGTATGGTCAGGGTTATGGATTCGGCCTTCTTCGGTGAGGATGTTCTGATTTACCCATTCGCCGATTTCGGCAGCAGGGATCAGCCGGGTATACGGCAGCCAGTTTTCGCCAGTGAAGTTGACGGGAGGGTATGGTCTGCGATTGTCATTTTCAGTCATGCAGAGCAATCCTCTGGGTGTAGAAGATACTTTCTCGGTAATTTCGACACCGAGGTATCAAAAAACTTATATAAAACTCTGTCAATGGCGCTTTTCAGACACCATTTGCAGAACTTTATAATTACGCCTGCTTACCAATTACAGGGCCAATCCGGATACACTTCTTAGTGAGCCAGCCCCAGCGCAAAAGCACCGAAAGGATGAGCAGCGGCTTCATGTATGGGCGAAGCGTAATTTCCGCCATTAGGATTCCAGTGGTGCGCATATGGCTTACCTCGTTGTGACATTATCGAAGCCCCTCAATGAAGGACTTCTGTAATGTGGGCTCTTATCTCAACGCAGCCCCTTACCGCGTGCCGGATGCTCATCTTCGAGCGCCAGCATTGAGATAATATGGCTGACCTTAAACCAGCCAGGCTTCTCCGACAGTCGACAGAGCCAGATCGACAGGAGAATGAAGAGTATCAGCATCGTTACCTCAGGCACTGCGTGGTGATGTATTCCTGCAGCGCCCTCAGGGCTGTTTGGTCGCTGATGATTCCGGACCGGATACCGAGAACGTTTCGTCCAGCAACTGCAGAGAGTTCGACGGTGGCATCATCGCCCATGCTGGCGGCGCCGGCGGTTTGGGTTGCGGCTGACACTGGACACTTGCCCTTGACGAGCACCCGACCACCATTATCAAGCTTGCGCTGCAGAGCATCATTTTCAGCTTTTGCATCGGCTAATTCCTTCGTGTATTTGGCATCGAGCGCTGCGACGTCTCTCTGGCGGGTCTGCATGTCAGCGATGGTGTCTTTCGCCAGGCTGAGTTGCTCAGTTGCTTTGTCACGCTGCCTTTTGAACTCGGTCGCGTTGTCGTGGTAGTGACTGGCCAGCCAGCCGAGGCTGACTATCAGGCAGATCACAACGGCGCTAATAATGGCGGTTAACCGGCTCATTTTTGACTCCAGAGACATACTTCGCGCTCAATCTCGCGGCGGGTTATCAGGCCCTTCCACTGCTTTCCCTTGGCGTAGGTCCAGCGGCGCAGTTGGTCACATGCGCCTTTCTGGTCGCCCTGGTTGATTTTGCGCAGCAATGTAGATGTCTGGAAATTGCCAGCGCCAACGTTGTACGCGAACGAGTACAGCGCCCCGCGCATCGTTTCGGGGATCGGCTGTTTGATGTAAGGGTTAATCTGGCGGGCGACGGTGTTCAGGTCTTTATTGAGCAGCGCACGGCATTCAGCCTCGGTGTAGGTTTTACCGAGCATGATATCGTTGCCCGTGTGTCCGTGGCATACCGTCAACACGCCTACGACATCTTTGTAAGCATTATACCGTACACCCTCCAGACCATCGTTACCGGTCGGGCCGGTGATTAGCGCTGACGCAATGGCTATGGCGCCACCGCCGACGGCAGCGATAACGCTATTCCTCAGTTTTGGTGTCATAGCCATTGAGCCGATCCTCGCGTTCTTTCCGCCGGTAGTACCAGTTCACCCCACAGGTCGTAATGGTGCAGGCTATACCGACGATAATTGCCCAGTCACTCAGGGTCATCCCCGCTATTTTGTCGGCCAAAATCCATACCTCTGCCTTCACTGCCCCGGCATACGCCTTTGCTGAGACACCGCAGCCCGTCAGTGCGGTCCCGGTGCCGTATGAAAGTCTGCTGTAAATGGTGCTCATTTTTGTCATAACCTCACCTCCGTTGATGACGGATGGCGCTGTGCGTAAAAGGGGGAAAAGAGGCCCAGACCCTTCGGGCTGATTTATCAACAAAGCACGTCGGGGATGATTCCCGAGGGCCTGGGCATGCTCAATAAAAAACCCGCTCAAGGCGGGAAGAAATACCAAGGGTAAAAGCGACGGCGCGGTAGCCGTAATGGTCCCAAGGTAGAGGGATTTAGAAGGCTGCAGCATAACTATCACTGGTGATGCAGGATAGCCAGTTAGGGCTGCAACTCGGTTTCGTGAGTGGTGGCCGGTGCTGATCTCCGGCTTTCTCTGGCATTACACGTACCCAAGACCATTCTCCAGAGATAGCGCTGTCCTCATCAAGGGGTGCCGTCTCTAACGTATCAGCCTACGCATTCACCACAACGGAAAGAGCACTGCGGCGGAATCGAACCGCATCTGCATAAGCCGCATTTCCCAGATATGCTACTTACAATGCTCTTACCAGTTATGGGCTCCGTTTCGTGGAGCAGACGCCGCCGGATTCGCACCGGAAGAATCATCACATGGTATATGGCTCGCCTGGCTGGATTCGAACCAGCGACCAACCGCTTAGAAGGCGGTTGCTCTTTCCTCTGAGCTACAGGCAAATTGGTGCCGGGCAAAGGAATCGAACCTCTGACGCGCAGCTTACAAGGCTGCCGTTCTGCCACTGAACTAGACCGGCGAATTTGGAGCACCTGGCGGGGATCGAACCCGCATCTTCTGGGTGGAAGCCAGACGTAATTACCAAACTACGACAGATGCAATCTGGTTCAGGGCTCTGCGCGGAAGGGCTTTAACGTGTCGTGCAGCACGTCTCTACCCAAGAGCCCTGACCGGATCGCAGGCATAAAAAAGCCCCGGCGGAATGCCGAGGCTAATTTTACAAACTGGTATGTGACTATCATCTTCATGCCGCCACTTAAAGTTAAGGCAGCATATCAAAGTAGACTCAAATATGACGCATTTAATCTACTTTTGCAATACTCTGCTGCGAAAATGTCGATTTTTGTTCCGAACGTGTTTTCGTTAAAGAAAGCAACGCATCACGATCAAGCTGACCAAAAACCGCGAGCATGACCTCCCAGTGTGCTGTAAACGTCTTGGACCAGTTTTTCACCTCTACGCCCACCATAGCCGCAAGGTCCGCGTACTGATACTGGTCTCGCCCTGCCAGCTCCGCTTTTGCATTCTGCGCCGCCAGCCATATAAGCTGACGCAAGCGAACGACCGTTTTCTTTGCAATCCGCACGCCAGCCAGTTGCTGGCTGAATTGTTCCCACGCCCACCGGGTTATTGTCTCCTGGTGCTCCCAGCGGATGTTTTCGCTGTAGTTCCAAAGCAGCCACGCTTTCTGGTGTTCTTCCAGCGATAGCAGAGCCCGGCGCCAGCTGGCCGTCGAATACTCAACGGGCAGAACGAGAGCGATTGATGAACCCTTAGCTCGGGACTGCTGCCCGGGAATTGGCGGGCTGGATGGGTTTACCATGCGGCCGGTTACCGGGTCGGTTACCTTCTTCCTTCCCCGGCTACGCGCCGTAGCGGTGAATTGTGCATTTTCTGCAAAGGCTACCAGTTGACCTTTCGTCGCGCCGCTCAGATCGGCGGTGGCCACTATCAGCTGCTGGCGAACAAATTCCAAGTATTGAGCTGTCATGCTGTCTCTCCCAGGGTCTGATAGATGCGAACGTAATTCCGTAGAATGCGATAGTCGGTCATCACCGTGCCGCGGTGCCGGCAGAGGCGGAGCTTTTGCCAGCGGTCGCGGATGCGTTCGATAATTTCACGGCTCATTCGTCAACCCTCTCGTTCTGCCAGAGAGGAAGTGGAGACTTATCCCCGGCACGGCGAATTCGGGACTTGGCGTTCTTCTCAATCTGAATGAGCTTCTCGATATTCTGACGGCGCTGCTTTTCTTCCCGGCGGAGATATTTCACGCTCTCCATGTAGCGAGACTCCTGGTCGCAGAGCGTCATAAGGAAGTCAAAAGGCTCGATCAACGTTTCGCACTTCCGGCAGCGTAAAGTCCGGTCTTTTTCGTTCACCCAAACAGTGGAGTGCAGGCACATAACCTTCTGCCCTTCGCGCTGAATAACCAGCCCGTCCTGTAGGTCGTTATTCTTCGTCGGGAACGCGACAACCTTGCCCAGTTCTATTTCGGTTTCTGTGCTCATGCTGCCTCCTGCTGTTTCAGCGCACGAAGGTCTGCCCGGGCCTTGGCGCGGATGCCATCGAGCTCTTCTCGGGTGTATCGGTGGGTTTCGTTGTTGGATTCCAGCGCCAGCACGCGCTCTTCGCCGATTAGTTCGACCAGGGCGGCGCGGTATGCCTCAATGTTCCCGGATTTGTGAACGTTGCAGGCGGAGCACTGGAGCCAGATATTGTCCGGGTTAAAGCGAAGCTGTGGAGCGGCGGCCGTGGTGCGGTAATGCCCGGCATGCCAGGCGAAGGCGGTCTTGGTACCGCAGGAAATGCAACCATGCCCGGCGGCCAGCAGCATTTCGCGCCGCCAGTCGTTGAAGGCGCGCTGAGTCACCTGCACCCAGTGACGGATCGGCTTCAGCTCATTACGGCGCTCTGCGCGGCGCTGGCGCCCTGCTTTCTCGGCCTCTTTCTGCTCCTTAATGCGCTTAGCCGCGGCTTTCACCTTCTCCTTTTCGCGTTCTTCCATAGCGAGGATTGCACCGTGCTCCGGGCAGCACCAGCGGATCCGGATGTCGTGGAATTTCGGCACGAAGTATTCACCGCATACTTTACACTTACGGCGGGATGGTTTACGCATGTGGCCTCCTTGCTCTCAGGCAGAGCCACTTTTTATCGACCAGACGGGATGTGTAATCCTTCAGGGTTGGGATGTCAGACGGCTTTACTTCGACTTTGCGCCGGCGGCGCGCAGGAACGCGGAATATGCCGCGCTCGATGACCTTAGCGAGTTGGCTGCTCATCAGGACTCCTGCTTCTGCTGGAGTTGCTGATATTCACAACCGTGAGGGATGGTCAGCGCCAGGCCAAACTGAGCGCACCACGCTTCGACCTTGCACAGGAAGATGTGCATCTCTCCGGTATCCAGATCGGATGTATGTCGGGGCTCCCATGTGGTGGTCTTTTCACCAGTGATAAAATCGGTGTAAGTGACTTCGACAGAGCCCAGATAGGTCTTCTTGAGGTTGCGCTTTACCCAATCAGGGGTTGCGTCTGTACGACCGGATTTAACCAGGTATTCGCTGATTTCACTCAGCCACATATGCAGAAGTGAGTTCTGCGAAAGGCTACGCTTCTCACGCCACGGTTTGAGTATCAGCCGGTAGGTATCGCCATTGGCGAGGTATGGCTGCAGGTGCTGACCTATAGCGGCGAAATTGCCGTTATGAAGCTTTATACCTTCTTGAGGGAAGTTCACGCTTCACCTCCGAAGAGGTCAAACGCTGAATACAGAAAATCGCCGGTGGCTTTCGCCATCGGTGACAGAGATTGCTGTACAGTTTTGTGCGCCATGTGTCCCCACTTGGCGCCGGATAATCGTGTCAGTTGCTCAGGCTGACGAGGTAATTATCGCCCGTTACGGGGATAAAAGCAAAATGAGCATATACGATAAAACCCCTCAGGAGAGGGGCTTGATTTCAACAGGAGGCTTTGCGTTCTGCGGGGGATTTAGGCATTGCTTTCCCCCCCCTCCGGGATGCAAAAGCGAACAGCCTTTACTTAGCGACATCGTCGAGCTTTATTTTTCTCTGACACATATAACCGTCATAGACGTACCAGTTGCCGGCATCGACCCACTCTTTAACACGCTGCCGGGGTTTATCTATAGAACGGGCAAAGGCGGCCTGGTTGCCGCCATAGTGCTTAGCAATGTACTCAACAAGTGACATCAGTTATACCCGAGAATAATATCCTGAATTTTACCCAGTAAAACTACGTACTGAGCATCATCATCGCTATCGATGCTGGTGAAGTCGCCGCGCTCAACAGTGAAATTCTCACCGTTAAAATTTACGTTGTTGATTTCTTCATGATTCAGCATCTGCTGGATAGCTTCTACTTTGTCGGCAGATACTTCGTGAGCGATTGTGATAGTAGTCATTTTGCATTCCTTCGGGTTAGTGGGGTATTTCGTTTCGATGAAAAGATAATACCCCACCTGTGTTTTGTTGTCACGCTTTTTCGTGACAATATTTATGTTTTTGTGATGCCTCTCACTCAGCCGTGACTCACCTCCTGCGGGTCGGCTGGCAGCGGCATCCAGTGGGTTATCTCGTTTTGGATGGCATCCCCGCAATGATAAAAAGTATGTGTTTTATGGCTGTAGTGACCGCTTGTTACTTCTCCAATTTCAGCATCCCACAGGATTACCTGCGTGCGGTCTTCCGGCATGCGCTCGCTTACCGGGATCCATCTCTGAGGCCATTCGTCACTATTTACTGTGGCGCACATCGCCTCATACTCGGAAATGGGCTGCAGTCTGTAACCATCCGGAATTACCGGAGAGTTGCCGCAGCGCGACTCGGAATTTTTTTTAAAGGAATCCAGTGCTGGCTCGGTCTGGATGCCGCAGCGCGACTCGGCATTTTCGGCACCCTGCAGCATGGCGGCGCGGCGGTTTACCACCTCGATTAACGCTTCTTCGGCATCACACAGGCAATCAGCAATACCGCGGCGATCGCCGTCGAAGCCATTCAGGTCGAGGCGTATTCGTGCAACCTTCTGCAATGCGTCCAGCACATCCTCCGGCACTACCGGCGCGGGCTGCGCTGGTGATGCCTCACGATAAACAGGAATATACCCAGGACCAGCGTCCTCACTTCCAGCCTCGCCATCAACCACCCCGCGAGCCAGATACGCATCATTGAGCCAGGCTATTGGCTCACGTTCTGTTTCCGGAGCTGGCTGCGCATGGCGATAGAGCGGTTGTACATTCTCAAATTCAGCCATCCAGTAATGGCCTATCTTTTGGCTTACAGTTATCGCTGGTATGCCAATGTCGTTATTGTTGTGCATCCACGCCACCGGCTCGCTGTCGGCCTTGCGGCGTTCCTGTAGCTCACGTAGACCATCAGCAGCAGTCAGGAGGTCTTGAGCTCCACGAACGTTTGTCCATTTGAGATTGCAGGCGTAATGCTCCAGGCGCTCGATTACAGAAATAACGCGCTCGTCTGTTATGGTTAATTTGCTGGTCATATATCCGCCCCGCATCTTCCGCAGCGCTCACGGCCGCTCATGTCGTAGTAGGTTGCCCCATCGTGCTTGCAGTCTGTCCATTCAGACAGATCAGACTCGAGCACCTCGATACGCTGCTGCGCCTTCTCCAGCGCCTCTACCAGCGCATCAATGCGGTTCTGCTGATAGTTCCACGCAGTTGCTGCGGTATCTCCACAATCGCCAATGGCGGCATCATCAGCGTTGCAATGCGGGCAGTAGCATTCGC